TTACCTAGTGTAATCTTAATAGGATTATTATTGTTTCTTATTTAATACATATCTGGTATGTTTTAAACACATACCAGATATAAATACTTATATCGTTCATCCCAAAAGGACGGAAGTAGGCATATGCCGAAGGAACGCACCTAACTTAACGATAAAAGGAGGGTGTATGACAAATAGATTTACACATCTACTAAAATCTTACAGTAAAGAACAAGACAAATCTAAAAAAGATAAAACTTTATTTGCTGCAAGAAAAGAAGTAGAGATAAATGGAAATGGCACAACTGGTTATGTTATTAAAGAAGGCTCTAATAAAAACAAGGTCTTACAACACATATCAGTTAAATCTACAAACAATTGGTAATAAAAAGTTCATAAATAGATGTATGAGTGATGTTATTATAAAAGACAATTTTTTAAATTCAAAAGATTGTGATTTTTTTGTAAAATGGTTTGAAAAATATTATTCAATTCTATATTCAAAATTTAAAAATAATCATAATGGTACTGATTGTATTAAATTTAGTAGAATGTTAGGAGAACCAGACTTTACTCCAAATATTTTTAAAAAATTGTTTAGTGATATTTCAATTTATATTAAAGAAATTGATAATGATTTGTTCATAAATTATTTAGAAATAGTAAAATGGCCTGAAGGACAATATCAAAGTCTTCATAAAGATTTTGAGTGGCATCCTTATACATCTATATTATATTTAAATGACGATTACGAAGGTGGACAAACTAAAGTAGGTGATCAAATTATACAACCTAAAAAGGGAACTATTATGTCATTCAAAGGCAAAGACATTAGTCACCAAGTTTTAAAAGTTACAAAGGGTAATAGATATACTGTACCTGTATGGTATAGTACATTATTGACTTTTAGAGAAGAATATAGTATGATAAAAGTATGAAAAAAATAATATCTAAAATAGGGCAAACACATAGTAAAATTTTTAGTTACGTATCAAATAAGGCTAAAACATCACAATGGTGGGCAATATTATTAACAGTTTTAGTATTTTATGAAATAATTGAACACATTGTATATCCCATTTTAGTGCCTTATTTAATTTATTTAAATTGGTTTGCTGATTAACCTATTGACAAATACTGTAAATTATGATATTATGAATCTATAAATTATGAGGAGAAATAAAATATGAAACTAAGTGAAAACACAATCTCTATATTGAGAAACTTTTCCGACATTAATCAGAATATTCTGTTTAAACCAGGAAAAACATTAGCCACTATGTCAACTACGAAAAACATAATGGCAAAAGCAAACGTAGAAGAGGACTTTGAACAAGAATTTGGTATCTATGATTTACCAGAGTTCTTACGTTCATTTGAAAAGTTCCAAAAACCTGTATTAAAGTTTAATGGATCTGCTAATTTAAAAATTGAAGATGAAAGTTCACCTTTAAAAACTAGATATCCATTTGCTGAAAAATCAACATTAGTATCTCCGTCAAAAGATATTAATATGCCTGATAAAACAGTTACCTTTACTTTAAAACAATCTGATTTTGATATGATTAAAGGACAATATGCCACTTTGTCATTACCAGACATTGCAATAAGAGGTAAGAAAGGTAAAGTTGAAATAGTTGCATTAGATAAAAAAAATAATAATGCACCTGAGTCGTCTTTGCCAGTTGGTGAAACTGATTTAGATTTTAATGCTTATATTAAAGCAGAAAACTTAAAAGTAATACCAGGCGATTATGATGTTGCATTATCAAAAGCAAAAATTGCACATTTCAAAAATAAAAAAGTAAATATCCAATATTGGATTGCATTAGAAACAGACTCGGAGTTTTAGTATGAGTGATAATGTAAAACCAATGACACCCAAAGAGGAAGATAAAAATGCTGATGTTGTAAGACTTGAAGACGGTACAGCATATCCACTTGATGGTTATATTAAAGTAGAAACCAGAGAATATCATCAAACTACACATTATCTTAACAGACAGATTGCTGTTGAAGATATAATCAATGAGTTTGGCGATCTTCCTACCTTTGAAAAAGGCCTATATTTTGATTGGTCTACTTACCATAATGCTAGTGAAGAAGATAAAGAATTAGCAGACAAGGTACAACAATTTGTTGATGAACACGATTATGACCGTGAAGAAGATTGTTGGACAATGAACAAAGGCGGTTATGATGTTGATACTGAAATTGTAAATGAGTTTACAATGGAAACAAAATAATGGATGATATTAAAAAAGTAAAATTAGATTCGGAACTATATAAAACTATTAAAAAAAAAGTTTTAGGATCTGATATAACTTGGGTTTATGAGCCAGTAAGTAGTAGTGATAAATTTCCATTTCTTTGTCATAACATTATGGCTAGAGGTGATATAATATTATCAAAAAACGCCTACAATGCTTGTTTAGATTTAACAAAAGATATTTGTAAAAAGGCAGATATATCTTTTACTAAACCATTAAGAATGGCGATAAACTTTATATATGCTAACAAACAGGCACAAGCAGATTGGCATATAGATCATCCTGAAATAGATCATAAAGTTTTACTAGTTTATTTTAATAAAACATCATTAGGCAATACAATTATTGCTAAAACAAAATATAATAAAGGTATACCAAATGCACCTGTTTTTAAATCATATCCAGATAAAGATATAGAAGAAGAAATAACAATTGAACCGTGTGAGGATACTGCTGTTATATTTGATGGTATGAGGTGGCATACTTCAATATTTCCACCATTAGGTGAAAGAAGAATAACATTAGTAGTTACATTTATATAATGAAAAAAGGAGTGAATATATTATGTCAGATTTTTTATGGGTTGAAAAATATAGACCAAAAAAAATATCAGATTGTATTTTAACCGAAGAGTTAAAAAATACATTTCAAAAATTTGTAGATAAAAAAGAAATATCAAATCTATTACTATCAGGTAGAGCAGGAACAGGTAAAACAACCGTTGCTCGTGCTTTGTGTGAAGAAATAGGTTGTGATTATCTTGTTATTAATGGTTCAGACGAAGGCCGTCATATTGATACATTAAGAACAACAATTAAAAACTTTGCGTCATCTGTATCATTAGAACAAACAGATAAACCTAAAGTAATTATTATAGATGAGGCAGACTATATGAATGCCGAGTCTATACAACCTGCCTTACGTAATTTTATTGAAACATTTTATAAGAATTGTAGATTTATTTTTACTTGTAATTATAAAATGAAAATTATTCCTGCATTACATAGTCGTTGTACTGTTATTGATTTTGAAATTACAAATGGTCAAAAAATTAAAACAGCTGCAGCTTTTTTAGATAGACTATGTGAAATATTAGAAAATGAACATTTAGAATATGATAAAAAAGTATTAGCTGAATTAATACAAAAACACTTGCCAGACTTTAGAAGAATTATAAATGAATTACAAAGATATTCAGTAAGAGGTAAAATAGATAGTGGAATATTAGTTTCATTATCAGAAATAAATTTAAAAGAATTGATGAAACTTTTAAAAAATAAAGAGTTTGGATTAATGCGAAAATGGGTTGTACAAAATTTAGATAAAGATCCTGCGTCATTATTTTCACAACTTTATGATGAATTATATAAAGTATTAGTTCCTAAAACTATACCTCTTGCAATATTAATTATTGCTGATTATCAATATAAAGCAGTATGGGTTGCTGACCACGAGATAAATACTGTTGCTTGCTTAACAGAAGTTATGCAAAGGTGCGAATTTAAATAAAAGGAGATATGGCAAAGAAAACACTTTTTAGAAAATTAATAGTTAAATTAAGAATGTGGTATGCAGATATACGAGGTCATCACGGTAAACGTTGGAATTACGAACCAGGTGAATGGTATATGGGCCGACAAAAAAAGAAATAGGAGGAAAATTATTTTATGTCAGTAGCATTTGAACCTTTAAAAGAAAGAATATTAATAGAACCTATAAAAGACGAATTAAAGAAAACTGCTGGTGGTTTGATAGTCCCAGACTCAGCAATACCAAAAGGCAGCACAGAAAAATGTAAAGTAGTTAAAGTAGGTAAAGGTCTAATTAATAAAGATGGTAAAAGAGTACCTATAAATGTAAAACCAGGAGATGTGGTTCTTACAAACAGATTTGATGGTGCAGAAATTAAAATTGAAAAAAAAACTTATAGAGTTATTTCGGAAGTAAGTATTATTGGTATATATGATGAAGAAGAAGGAAAAAATTGATAGTCCTTATCAATTAAGTGTATATTTAAATTCAATTAATTACACTAAAAAAGACTTAATGACAGAGGAAGATCCTTTGTGGGAAAAGAAATATCCTGCATTTGTTATAAATCGTTGTCTTTCCTATCATAAAGACTTAATTACATTAGTTAATGAAATGAATATGAGACATCAATTATCTAACAAAATACAATTTCATTTTTTACTAAATAGTATTAGAAAAATGAAAAGATTTGGTAGTAAATGGGTATCTACTAATCGTACAAAAGCATTTGACGCAATTAAAAAATATTATGGCTATAGCAACAATAAAGCAAGAGTGGCTTTAGACATACTAACAAAAGAAGAACAAGAAACTATTATTAATAAAGTTTCATTAGGTGGGAAAAATGAGTGAAGAAACAATACAATGGTCGCCTGAAAGTATGTTAGAGGTAACTCTTAAACAACCAGACGACTTCTTAAAAATTAGAGAGACACTATCCAGAATAGGTGTTGCAAGTCGTAAAGACAAAACATTATTTCAATCGTGTCATATTTTACATAAACAAGGAAAATATTATATAGTACACTTTAAAGAATTATTTGCTTTAGATGGTAAAAAAGCAACTTTAATTGCTAATGATATTCAAAGACGAAATACAATTTCGATATTATTACAAGATTGGAATTTACTTAACATTGTTAAACCTGAAAACGCTGAAGATAAAGCACCCTTATCACAAATAAAGATAATTGCTTTTAAAGAAAAAAATCAATGGAATTTACAGGCAAAATACAATATAGGTAAAAAAGCTTCTGATAAAAAAGAAGATATTGAATAAAAAAAACAAGGAGTATATTATGATTAAATTATATAGACTCACTACAGGTGAGGACGTCATAGGTGAAGAAGTTGAAGCAACAGAAACACTTACAGTTTTAAAAAAACCTTTTGTATTAATACCAATGCAACAACCTGGTGCTAAAACAGCAACCATAGGTTTTACTGCCTATATACCATATAGTGAAGACGAAACTATTAAAATCAAAACACAAAATATAGTTTGTGAGGCCACACCTAATACAGGCATTTTAAATGCTTATAAAAACAATACAAGTACAATAAAAAGTGCAAAGCCTAGTTTAATAGTTTGATGGAACAATTTGGAAAACCTATAAGTAAATATTATAACTTTAAAGATAATAAAAATTGCGATATTCAAAGTATCATACATTGTATTAATCTTCAAGGTAAAGATTTAATAGGCGCTGAAATAGGTGTCTTTATGGCAAAAAGTTTTGTAACTCTATTACAAAACTGTCCAAATATTAAAACATTATACGGTATTGATTTATATAAACCATTTACAGATTATCTAGTTTATAATTATGACGGCAAAACAGTTGACGCTGTTTATGATGAAAAACAAATTGAAAATATTAAGTTAAGCGCCTATCATATAATTAAATTTTCAGGTCATAAAGATAAAGCAGTTATATTAGAAAAAGATAGCAATGAAGCTGCAAAAGAAATAGATGATGAAAGTTTAGACTTTGTATTTGTTGATACCTACTGTACATACGAGCAGATTAAAAACGATTTAAATGTATGGTACAAAAAAGTTAAAAAAGGTGGTTTATTTGCAGGCCACGATACACATTTACCAGTAGTTAAAAAGGCATTAGAAGAATTTAGATTAGAAAATAATATAGATAATTTAATGAGTGATTTTGATAAAAGTTTTATATGGAAAAAATAAAAGTATATTTTGTTCAAAAGAGTGGTAAAAAAGTTGAAGTTGAAGTACACACAAATAGAACTTTAATGGAAGCTGCAAGAGACTATGCACCTGAACCGATTGATGATATTTACGCAGATTGTGGAGGCACTTGTGCTTGTGCTACTTGCCACGTTGTTGTAGATGATGAATGGGTAAAAAAAGTTGGTAAGATAAAAAATAATAGTGCTGAACAAGAAATGCTAGATTATGAACCATTGACAAAACAAAATAGTAGATTATCTTGTCAGATATGGTTAGAAAAGAAACTAGACGGTTTAGTTGTACATATTCCTAAATAACTTGATTTTTTCTTTTTTTTGTGTTATAATATATTATGAATTTTTATACAAGTGTTATTGAGCATAGAGGTAAACTCTTAGTAAGAGGTGTTGCAAACGGTCAATCTTTTATTAGTCGAATTAATTATCAACCTACACTTTTTACTCCTACAAAAGAACAATCTGAATTTAAAACATTAGACGGTATTAGTTTAAAACCTAAACGATTTGTTTCTATTGTAAAAGCAAAACAATTTTTAGAAACTTATAAAGGTGTACCAGAATTTAAAGTTTTTGGTATGACAAGATATCCTTATCAATTTATTTCAAGCCATTATAAAAATGAAATAGAGTGGGATAAAAAATACATAAAAATTTTTACTGTAGATTTAGAGTGTGAGTGTGAACACGGATTTCCTGATGCCGATACTGCAAAAGAACCAATCATTTGTATAACAGTTAAAAATCATAGTAACAAACAAATTATTACTTGGGGAACAGGAGATTTTATTTCTAAAAAACAAAATGTTACTTATATTAAATGTGATGATGAAAAACATTTACTATTAGAGTTTTTAAAGTTTTGGTGTAAAAATCATCCAGATATTGTTACTGGTTGGAATGTTAAGTTTTTTGACATACCTTATTTAATGAATAGAATGAGGAATATATTTGATAATGATACTATTAATAAAATGTCGCCTTGGAATTATGTTAATGCTGAACGTGTACAGTTAGGAACTAAAAATCAACAGTATTGGAACATCTTAGGTGTTTCTGTATTAGATTATTTTGATTTATATAAAAAGTTTACTTATGTTAGACAAGAAAGTTATAAACTGAACTATATTGCCAAAGTAGAATTAGGAGAACAAAAAATTGATAACCCTTATGAAACATTTAAAGATTTTTATACTAAAGACTATCAAAAATTTGTAGAATATAATATCCAAGATGTTGAGTTAGTTGATAGACTTGAAGATAAAATGCGATTGATTGAATTATGTTTAACTATGGCATATGACTTTAAAGTGAACTACAATGATGTATATTCACAAGTAAGATGTTGGGATACTTTAATCTATAATCATCTTAAAAAGAAAAAGATTGTTATACCGCCAAGAGAAGAAAATGAAAAAGATTCACAATATGAAGGTGCATATGTAAAAGATCCTCAATTAGGTTTACATAAATGGATTGTTTCTTTTGATTTAAACTCACTTTATCCACACTTGATTATGCAATATAATATTTCGCCAGAAACATTTGTAGGTGTTGAACCTAAAGCGTCTGGTGTAGAAAATTTTTTAGAAGAAAAACTAAATCTTAAATGGGCAAAAGAACGAAATGTAGCAGTTGCACCTAATGGTGCTATGTTTAAAAGAGACAAACAAGGGTTTCTTGCTGAGTTAATGGAACAAATGTATAGTGATCGTGTTATCTATAAAAAGAAAATGATGGAGGCAAAAAAAGAATTTCAAAAGACAAAAGATCCCATTTACTCAAATGAAATTGCTAGATGTAATAATATTCAAATGGCAAAAAAGATTTCTTTAAATAGTGCTTATGGTGCAATTGGTAATCAATACTTTAGATATTTTGACGTAAGACAGGCAGAAGCAATCACACTTGGTGGTCAACTTGCAATTCGTTGGGTTGAAAGAGACGTAAATATTTTTATGAACAAGATTTTAAATACAACAAATATAAATTATATTGTTGCGTCTGATACTGATTCCATTTATCTTAAATTAGATAAACTCGTTGAAAAAGTTTGTAAAGATAAATCAACACAACAAATTGTTGACTTTTTAGACAAAGCCGCAAACGATAAAATACAAAAAGTTATTGATAACAGTTTTGAAAATCTTGCTCAATATGTAAATGCGTTTGAACAAAAGATGTTTATGAAACGTGAAGCAATTGCAAACAAAGGAATATGGATTGCAAAGAAAAGATATATTTTAAATATGTTTGATGAAGAAGGTATACGATATGAATATCCTAAATTAAAAGTTATGGGTGTTGAAGCAGTTAAATCATCTACACCTGAAGTAGTTAGAGGTAAGATTAAAGAAGCCATAAGAGTGATAATGAATCAAAATGAAGAAGATTTAATTAAGTTTGTAAATGATTTTAAAATACAATTTAAAAATTTAAGTCCTGAAAGTGTTGCGTTTCCTAGGTCGTGTAATAATTTAAACAAATATGTTGATACATCAAATATCTATATTAAAGGTACACCAATTCACGTAAAAGGTGCTTTAATTTATAATTACTATTTAAGAAAGAATGATTTAGAAACTAGATATCCATTAATAAAAGATGGAGATAAAATTAAATTTTTAATGTTAAGATTGCCTAATTCAGTTAAAGATACTGTTATTTCATTTTCAACTTATCTACCTAGAGAATTTAAACTTAAACAGTATGTTGACTATGACGCACAATTTGAAAAGACCTTTACAGATCCTTTGAAGTTTATATTAGACTCAATAGGTTGGAAGTTAGAGAAACAGGCAACATTGGAAGCATTCTTTGGATGATAGAATCTTTAGTATTGTTTTCAATAATAGTGCATTGGGGATTTTCTTTAGGTGCTTATTTGGCATTAAGAACTGAAATAAGTACAGTAAGATTTTTATTAATTATAATATGGATATGGATATTAACAAAAAATATAGTGTAATATATGCTGACCCACCTTGGTCTTTTAAAACTTATTCTGATAAAGGCAAAGATAGAAGTCCTGAAAATCATTATAACGTAATGAGTTTAAAAGATATATGTAATTTACCTATAAGTAAAATTGCAAATGATAATTCAGTATTGTTAATGTGGGTTGTTGATCCTTTATTAGACAAAGCGTTTGAAGTTATTAATGCGTGGGGTTTTAAATAT